CTGCTACAGGTATCATTGACGAAAACGGTAATGAACAACTTAAATTTGTAACTACTGGATCTGCAGTTAACGAATTTCAGCTCACAAACGCAGCAACTGCTAACGCTCCTTCACTTGCAGTAACAGGTGGCGACACTAACATTGACATGAATATTACACCAAAAGGAATCGGTAGAGCGACTTTCAATGGTCAAGGTAAAATTCAAAGTGTTGCAGAAAAAGTTACAACAGCAGCTACAGCAGCGACAGGTACAGTTAACTACGATGTGCTTACTCAAGCAGTCTTAAATTTTACATCAGATGCTGCAGCTAACTACACATTAAATATTAGAGGTGATGGATCAAATGCTCTAAATGCAATCATGGATGCAGGGGAATCAATTACTATAGCTCACATTGTAAAACAAGGTTCAACGCCTTATTACAACAACGCAGTGACTATTGATGGTTCTTCTATTACTCCAGAATGGCAAGGTGGATCAGCTCCATCTGCTGGAAATGCAAACTCTTTAGACGTTTATTCATACACTATTATTAAAACTGGAGATGCTACGTTTACAGCTTTAGCTTCTCAAACACAGTTTGCGTAATAAAATAGGAGGAGAAAGAATATGCCACTACTAGGAACATTTGGAGCAGGGTCAGGAAAAAGTTTTGGACTTACGTCTGGAGGTTTTGGTGATCCTATAACTGCAACAGGTGGAACAATAACTGAAATTGGACAATTTAAAGTTCACGTCTTTACAGGTGGTGGTACTTTTGGTGTTCAACAGGTTCCTGCATGTCAGCCTGGAAGAGTTGATTACATCGTCGTTGGCGGTGGCGGAGGAGGATCTCGAACAGGAGCTGGCGGAGGCGCGGGCGGAATGAGATACACTAGAGAATTTATTGCTGAAGCTCTTACAAATGCATGTGCTACAGGTTTTCCTGTTTCAGCATGTACAAACTATCCGGTTTCAATCGGAGGTGGTGGAGCAGGATCTGATAGTGATAACGCAGAAAGTTCTCCAGGAAGCACTACAACTTTTGGTCCAAAATCTTCTACAGGCGGTGGAGGTGCAGCAGTTTTTCAAACTATGAATGGTAAAGCAGGTGGTTCTGGTGGCGGAGGAGTTATTGGAACTGGTGGTTCCGGAAACTCTGGAGGTTTTACTCCACCTGAAGGTAATGATGGTGGCGATGGAGGCCCAGGAACGGCTCAAGGCGGAGGCGGCGGAGGTGCCGGCGAACAAGGAGACGATTATCCATCAGGAAGTAGAAATGGTGGTGACGGATTATTTTACCCAACAGCAGCTTTATGTGGAGCATCTGTCGGTGAATCAGGAACAGGTCCATTAGGAACTGGTTTTTATTTTGCTGGAGGAGGAGCTGGAGCAGCTCCAACAGGTGGATGTACTGGCGGATTAGGTGGCGGAGGATGCGCTGCATTAGGTCCCCCAAGTCCTGACCCTGCAGCTAAAGGCCAAGGAGATACAAACACTGGAGGCGGTGGAGCTAAAAGAACTAATACTGGAAATAATACTCAGGGAGGAAGTGGCGTAGTAATAATACGATACCAATTTAAATAATTATGGCACATTTTGCAAAAATATCAGAAGAAAATATAGTTTTAAATGTATTGCGTCTTGATGATAAAGATGCTTCAACTGAAGAAGCTGGACAACAATATTTAGAAACGCACAGTAATTGGCCTGCAAATCTTTGGATTCAAACTTCTTATAATACTTGGAAGAATCAACATGCATTAGGTGGAACTCCATTAAGAGGAAACTATGCGGCTGTAGGTTTTGAATGGGATTCTGAAAATCAAATTTTTTGGCCACCAAAAGATTTTCCTTCATGGGTTAAAGATATACCAAATGCAAAATGGACATCACCAATAGGTGATGCACCTGCTTTAACAGCCGAGCAACAATCACAAAACGATGCACAAACTCACTTGTGGGCATATTCTTGGAATGAGTCTGGCCAATCTTGGGACTTGAATAATTTATTATAATAAGATATATCTTTTCAAAAGATATGCACAAGAAAGTATTAAGTGAACAGGTTTTATATTATGGCGATGTAAAAATGCCAAAAGATTGGGATATCAACCCTTTAAATCTTTGTAAACAATTTTTTGATTGTTTATATCACAAAAAAGATTTTCACTTTTGTAAAGACTGGGATAAATTAAATACTTACATAAGAGAACATATTAGAATTAAACATGATTTAATTATAGAAAATAAAGACTCTTGGGCTAACGCTTATGTTCCAAATGAAAAAACTCAAACTTTAAGTCACGTAAATCTTATGAATTTGGATGATTCTCCTGACTTCGTTTTATTATATGGAATAAATACATTAGATTGTAGAATTAAAATAAATTTTGATGATAATAAAAATAAAGGAAAAATTTGGAACATAGATCTTAAACAAAATATGTTTGTAATGTTTCCATCTACTAATACTTATTTTATTGAAAATAATCAAAAAAATTCTTTAAATTTTATACAGACCATAACCTATGATCGAATTTAATTATTGTTGGTATTTTAAATCCGTTGTTCCTTCAAGAATATGTGATTTAATAATTGAACAAGGATTAACACAAAATGAAAAAATGGCTAGGACTGGTGGTTTTGATGATAAAAAATTAACACATTCTGACATACAAAATATGAAACGTAAAAGAAACTCTGATATAGCATGGTTAGATGAGTTATGGATATATAGAGAATTACATCCTTACGTTCACAGGGCAAATAAATTAGCTGGTTGGAATTATCAATGGGATAGAAGTGAATCATGTCAGTTTACTAAATATAAACTTAATCAATATTACGATTGGCACAACGATGGTTGGGCTAAACCATATAATAAACCAGGAACTTTAAGTCATGGCAAAATAAGAAAACTTTCTTTAACCTGTCAATTGACAGATGGTTCAGAGTATGAAGGAGGTGAATTAGAATTTGATTTTAGAAACTATGATCCAAATATGAGAGACGAATCTAAACATGTAAAACAAGTGAAACAAATACTTCCTAAAGGATCTATTGTTGTGTTTCCTTCATTTGTATGGCATAGAGTAAAACCAGTAACGAAAGGAACTAGATATTCATTGGTAATGTGGAGCCTTGGATATCCATTTAAATAATATGGAAATATTAGAATATTTTAAAACATCAATTTGGTATGAACATAAACCAGAATTTGTTAAATCTTTAAATAAAGCTTCAGATAAATATATTAAAGATGCTATAAAAAGAAATAAAGACTATATTAAAAAATATGGTGATTTTGGAATGTCCCATCACTCAACGCCTTTAACTCAAGACACTAAGTTTATGGATATTAGAAACTATGTTGGACAACAGGCGTGGAATTTTTTAGATCAACAAGGACATGAGATGAAACACTATTCTTTAATATTTAGTGAGATGTGGGTGCAAGAGTTTGCTAAAAAAGGTGGAGGTCACCACTCAGCACACATACATTGGAATCAACATGTATCAGGTTTTTACTTTTTAAAATGTAGTGAGGAAACATCTTATCCAGTATTTCATGAACCAAGAACAGGAGCACGTGCTACTAAATTAAAAATGAAAACAAATACTAACATTCTTCCAGGAAATGATTTAATTCACTTTAAACCTAGACCAGGTACACTGATGTTATTTCCAGGTTTTTTAGAACATGAGTTTGCCGTAGATCACGGTAAACATCCATTTAGATTTATACATTTTAATCTTCAAGCTGTACCAAAAGAAATGGCTAAAGATGAATTTTGATAAAAAAATTATTAGTGAAATAAAACAACCTTATTTTTTTTTCAAAGGTAAATTTGATAAAATTGATTCTAAATACTTTATTAAAAAAATAGATGAAGGATGTAAGTTAAAAGACAATAATTCATTTCAAACTAATGTCATTGGTGGAATGACAAGTTGGCAATATTTTAATGAAGATGTAGAATTTTTAAAACTTATTTGGCAAATCTTTGATGAAGTAGATAAAGATGTTGATAGATATAAATACATACTACGTGATGCATGGGGTATAAAAAATGGTATAAGTCATTATACAAAAGAACATAGCCATAGTGGAAATTTTTTTTCAGGGGTTATTTATTTAAATAAACACCCACAGGTATTAGAGTTTCCTGAAATAAATGAAGAACTTAAACCTGAGCCAGGATCTTTTGCTATCTTTAGTTCTTTTTTAAGACATGGATGCAAGAGACATAGAAAAGACTCTATAAAATATGGCATGAGTTTTAACTGTGCACATACAACTTAATTAAGATGAGTTTTAAAAAAAATAAATATTTAGTTATAAAAAAAGTTATTGATAAAGACTTAGCTTTATTTTTAAAAAATTATTTATGTGTTAAAAAACAAGTGTATGACACTTGTATAAAAGAAAAACAAATATCTCCTTTTGAAACTATGCTTGGTTTTTATGAAACTAAACGACATCAGATTCCTAATACCTATAGTTGTTATTCAGATATTGCTATGGAAACTTTAATGTTAAAATGTCAACCTGTTATGGAAAAAGCAACAGGTTTAAAATTATATCCTGCGTATACCTATGCTAGAATATATAAAAAAGGAGATGAATTAAAAAGACATAAAGATAGATTTAGTTGTGAGATATCAACTACTATGAATCTTGGTGGAGATCCTTGGGATATATACTTAGAGCCTTCCGGTAAAGAAGGTATGAAAGGTATTAAAGTACAATTAGATCCAGGTGATATGTTAGTTTATAGAGGTATTGACTTAGAGCATTGGAGAAAAAAATTTAAAGGTAAACAGTGTGTGCAAGTTTTTTTACATTATAATAATAGTAAGACACCGGGAGCTAAAGATAATATTTTTGATGGACGTCCTCACATAGGTCTTCCAGGTTGGATTAAACGAAAAAATGAAAGAGTTTAAAACGTATTTAAAAAATATTGAATACCCTAAAAATAAAACCTCTTGGGATATAGCAGGTAATTTAAATAATGGTTTTTATAAATTTGATACTAGACCTATAACAAATAATGTAAAAATAAGCAGGTTTGACACTAAAGCTGACAAAATTGTTTTTGATGTAGATGATAAATACATTGTAGTTGATACAGAAGAACTTATAACATATTTAAAAAAACATAATATCGAAGATGTTAATTTACAAGATTTAATATTTAATTTAGATTGGAATATAGTTTTATTAAAAAAAGAAAACAATGATAGTAGAGATTGATAAAATACCTGACGATTTATTTAAACAATTAAAAAAAATTATAAAAGATAAATCAATAGAAGCTAATCAAGAATTAATTGGCAACATAGAAGAGGAGTATAGTTTAGATAAATATATTTCTTTAATAGAGCCTTATTTATTAAAAACTATTATGATGCAGCCTAAATTAATTAAAATAGTTAATGAAAGATATGATTGTAATAGTGTTAACAAACCTTTTAAATTAAAAAATTTGTGGGTTAATTTTCAAAAAAAGAATGAGTTTAATCCTATACATAATCATAGCGGAATATTTTCTTTTATAATATTTATAAAGATTCCTTTTTTAATTGAAGATCAATTAAAAATTAGCCCTGGTAGAAAAGCCTCAAACAATTTACCTGGCGTTCTTCAGTTTTTAGGGTTTGATCAATTTAGACCTTTGGTATTCCACAATTTTTTTGTAGATAAAAAATGGGAACAATCGATGTTAATTTTTCCAGCTTCTTATGCCCACTGCGTTTATCCTTTTTATAAAGTAAACGATTACAGAATAACAGTATCCGGGAATATAAAAATAGAAGTATAATAAAAAAGGCAGAATACCGATTGCTGCCAACATATTTATTTGATATTATGCTATCAAAAAGCTAAAAAACCCTATATAGTGCTTTAGTTATGCTACAGAAACTTAATTTCAAACCTGGTTTTAATAAACAAGCAACAGACTCTGGAGCCGAAGGTCAATGGGTCGATGGTGATTTTGTTCGATTTCGGTATGGCTTACCTGAAAAAATAGGAGGCTGGGAACAATTAACAGTAGCTCAAGAAACATTACCTGGAGCAGCCAGAGCTCAACATGCCTTTACAAGTTTTCAAGGAGAAAGATATGTAGCTATTGGGACTTCACAAGGATTATTTCTTTACTACGATGAAGCGTTTTATGACATTACTCCTTTAGGGTCTCAACTATCTGGAAGCGCTACATTTGATACAGTGCAAGGTTCTGCTAATGTAACTGTTAATTTAAGCACTCACGGACTAGAGGCGGGAAGATATATTACTTTTAATTCTATGTCAGCTACTCCAAATGGATTTACTTCTTCATCTACATTTACGGATGGAGCTTTTGAGATTAGAGACGTAACTACTAACACTTTTAAAATTACAGCCCCTGTTGTAGCAGTTAACCCTGGTGGAAGTGCAACAGGATCAGCGACCATAAAACCCTATGAAATAGTTGGTCCTACATTTCAAACTAAAGGTTATGGTTGGGGAACTTATCAATGGAACACAGGAACATGGGGAACAGCTAGAACAGTAAGTAACGTTATTTTAGATCCAGGAATCTGGAGCCTTGATAACTTTGGAGAAGTATTAGTTGCAACAATATTTAACGGTAAAACATTTACTTGGGATGCAGGTGCATCAGGGCCTAGAGGTATTAGAGCATCTCAAACTACAACAAACTTTAACACAACAAACAATCCTACAGCCAGCAGATTAACTTTGGTATCGGATAGAGATAGACACTTATTTCATTTTGGAACTGAAACAACTATTGGAGATACAACTACACAAGATCCGATGTTCGTAAGATTTTCTAATCAAGAAGATTTAAACACTTATGCACCATCATCTACTAATACGGCAGGTACATTTAGACTGGATACAGGGAACAAGATTGTAGCTGCTATTCAAGGTAAAGATTATGTATTCTGTTTAACTGATCAAGCAGCTTATGTTATTCAGTTTGTTGGGCCACCATTTATTTTTTCTGTAAGACAAGTTGGTACAAACTGTGGATGTATAGGATCTAAAGCTGTATCCTATGCGAACGGAGCTGTCTGGTGGATGTCAGCTGAAGGAGGGTTCTTTGTATTTGATGGTACAGTTAAATCATTGCCATGTTTAGTTGAAGACTTTGTATTTAACACAGACGGAACTAATCTTGGAATTAATTATGGAGCCTCTGATATTGTTTACTCATCTCCTAACGCTTTGTATACAGAGATAAATTGGTTTTATCCTAAAAACGGATCTGAACAGATTGATAGATGCGTGACTTACAACTATTCAGAAAATGTATTTACGACATCATCCCTAGACAGATCTAGTTATCAAGATCAGGGTGTGTATCCTGAACCATATGCTACAGACTATAACTCTACAGAGACACCTGTTTTTGCTGCTATTAGTGGTTTAACTGATAAATATGGTGCATCTATTTACTATTGTCATGAGAAAGGTGATGACCAAGTCAACAGTTCTGGCACTACATCAATAGATGCATTTATTAAATCTGGAGACTGGGATATTACATCTAGACGAAGTGCTTTAGGACAACAAACAGGGGTAGTTGATTATAGAGGAGATGGAGAGTTCTTTATGTCAGTTAAGAGATTTATACCTGATTTTAAATACTTACGTGGTAATTCTACAGTTACGTTATTCTTAAATGATTACCCTGATAATTCTCCTGTAGGATCTCCTCTTGGTCCCTTTACAATTACATCGACTACTGATAAGATAGACACTCGAGCTAGAGGTCGATTAGTTTCTATTCAAATAGCTAATACATCGACAGGTGAATCTTGGAGATACGGAACCTTTAGATTAGACGCACAACCGGATGGAAGAAGATAATGGCAACTTTATTTGATTTAGCACAAACTTATTTAAACCAAGCACTACCAAGCATTGATCCTATTTTTTCTAATACAGGGATAACTTCTATTCAACCTACCGCAGCGGCTACAGTTGCTCAACCTACTACAGTTGGTTTAACACCTGAACAATTAAGATTATTATATGGTCAACAATCTGGTGGTGGAAGTGATGAATTTAGAGGTGGAGGAGCATTTGGTAATTTAGATTTATCTAAATCAAAGACGTTTACTAAAGATGTTTTTAAAGAAGTGGGACCTAATAAATTTTCTTTTGAACCAGAAGAAATAGAAGCATTTTATAATCCTACACTAGGTATGTATCAAACATATGAAGGTAAAAACATAAACCCAATGTTTTCTAACACTGGTGTAACTTTTGGATTAGGAGGTGGACTTTTAAAATTAATGGGCATGCAACCTAAAGCAGTTCAAGGGTTTATACCTGGTTCTATAAGAGGATTTTATGATACACCTATGGATTTAATTAAGAAAAATAAAAATATTCAAAGACAAACTCCTCAACAAAAACGTGACATACGAAGAGTACAAGCAGGGGTTGATAGAGGTGATTTTAATCGTAGTGACAAACCTAATAGAGATGCAAGTAAGGCTACAAAATCAGCAGCATCTAAAAGTTCAGGTGTTGGAGTAGGAGGTTATACAAAACAAGATTCTGCGAGAGAATCATATAGAGGTTAGTAATGGCTAAAGTAACAAACTATATACCTGAACCAAAACCTGAATACGATGTAGAAAATCAAAGACAGATACTAGAGTCTTTAACTACATTACAGAATCAATTAAATTTTTCTTTTCAAAAAGATTTAAAGAATGAACAGGATGCGTTTAATTATTTTTTATCATGAGTATATTTTATAAAAACCAAAGTTTTAAACAAGGTGATACGAGCAAGACTACTGTGCTTACTTGTCCTACGGATGGAACAATTATAGTTAAAAGTATTTATTGTGCAAATAATGATGCATCATCAGGTATTTTAGTAAATATGAACTTTGTTGATTCATCTGCTTCTAGCGTTGAATTTGAGTTTTTTAGAGATGAGGTAGCAGCTAAATCGCAAGTAAATGCAACACCACAAGGCTTGAATTTAGAGGCAGGTGATGCTATAACTGTACAAGCAGCTACAGGCGCAGGTAAGATACAAGGCCTAATAAGTTATGCTTTAATAAACAGAGAGAATGAAAACGGATAAAGACAACATAATTAAAATAGATTGCACTACAATAACTACGTGGCGTAATACTAAAACTAACGAAGTGTTTAAAGAAAAGAAAGAGGGACCTGATATTGTACAAGACGTTACAGTGCAAGTCTCACCGAAAGGTTTAGACATGATACAGAAAGCGATGAATCAAAAAAATGATAAACCAAAAACCTAAAGGCGGAACTGAATTACAATTCGACTATTTAACAAAGTATGTCGATTCAAAATTATTAAATGAAGTACAGATATGTACATCTGTGCCTGAAAAGATTCCTTTACATCCTACAAAAGTAAATATCTTATGGCAAAAAAATTCTTACGATCAAGGTAATTTATATCCTTGGTTTAAAGACAAGTCTAATCATAACAAGTACGATTGGTATGTATTTAATAGTCATTGGACTTATGAAAAATTTAGAAATCATTTTGATATTCCTACACATAAATCAGTAGTAATTAAAAATGGTGTAGATAAAATAGGTAAAGCTCCACCTTATCAAAAAGGACAACCTATAAAAATTATTCATCAAAACACACCTTGGCGAGGATTGTCTGTATTGTTAGGAGCTATGCAGTTAGTTAAGAATCCTTTAATAAGCTTAGATGTTTATTCTTCTTGTGAAGTATATGGTAAAGATTTTTACGATGCTAACGATCATGCATACAAAGATCTTTATAAACAAGCAGAGCAACTACCAAACGTTAATTACGTGGGGTATAAACCAAACAATTTTATAAAAGATCATTTACATACTTATCACATGTATGCGTATCCTAGTATATTTGAAGAGACTTTTTGTATATCTTTATTAGAGTGTATGGCTGCAGGGTTGTATTGTGTTACAACTAATTATGGAGCTTTGTTTGAAACAGGTGCAGAGTTTCCTATGTATATACCATACGAAGATGACAGAAGAATATTAGCTCAAAAATTTGCATATGGAATAGAAGCTGCTGCTGAAAGTTTACACAGAACAGAAATACATAATCATTTAGAATGTCAATCTGCTTATGCACAAGCATACTATGGTTGGAATAAAATAGGCACATCATGGAAAAGATTTTTGGAAGGAGCGGTAAATGCAAAAAAGTAGTAAAGCGCAAGGCGCTAACAATGAACCCATCTGGTTTACTAAGCCATCTACGACCGGGGACACCGAAGTTACCACGATCAATATTGGAACGAAGTCTGAATATAAAATAATGGTATGCACGCCTGTGCATAGCGATGTATCTATGCATTACTGTCAAGCTGTTTTAAAATTTCAACAAGAGTGTATGCAGAGAAAAATACTTGTAAGTTTTACTTTAATGAAATCTTCTTTAGTTACACAAGGTAGAAATTTATGTGTAGCTGAAATGTTAAATCATGCTGATAATTATACACATTTATTATTTATAGACTCAGACATAGACTTTCAATCTAAAACTATTTTTACTATGTTAGAAAAAGATAAAGATGTAATAGGTTGCCCATATCCTATGAAAACGTTTGATTGGAATAAGGCA